CGTTTGTCTCTATCAACGCCTTTGTATAGGCCTGACGTGAGGCCTCATTGATTTTCACTTCGATATCGATGCGCTTTTTCTTATTGAAAATACCAGCGAAGTTACCGAAATTAAGAACCTTGTTTATTTCCTGTAGAAAACTGCGCTCCTCTTCTGTCGGCTTAAAGAATCCGCCTTTCGTAAGTTCAATACTTGACGCAAATCCGAGCATCGTGTCTGAGTATTCTCTTATCTTTCCCATTGCGCCCTCAATACCTTTCGAGAGAAATTCTGAACCGAGATCCCTATTTTTAGCATACTTGGCGAGTTGCTGGTTGACCTCATTAATTTCCCTTTTGTATTTCGAAAGAGATATTTGTCCGCGAACAAACTGGTCTGTCAACATCTTCTTTTGCTTCTGCGCTATTTCTCGAGCAGACTTGTTAGAAATAATACCGATTGTACTAAAGAATAGGCGATAATCCCTCTCGAGCCTCGACATTTCCAGTTTCTTCTCACTAATTGCGGACTCTCTGGCCGCTGCGGCCCTATTCTCGGCGTATTTCTGTTCGGCCTCGGCCGTTGCCCTTGCTGCGGAAATTCTAACATTTTTCTCAGCGTCAGACATACCAGACGCCCTTATCTCCGCAATTTCTCTCTGCAGCCTTTCCTCGATGGCCTTCTTTTCGAGCGCAAGGCCGTTGATGATCACCTCCTCTTGCTTTGCGTATCTGTTTGTTATGTTTACGCGTTGCTGTGTGATTTCATCATATTTCATAAGAAGTTCGGCGTAGTTCTTTATTATGTCTGAATTGTACTTTTCTACGGTCTTAGCGGCCGTCTTTACTACGTCTCGGATTTTTTCAGGAATCTGGTCTATATTTGCCATCACCTCCCTAAAATCCATAGTATTCGCTGCATCCATAAGCATTTTCCCAATTCCGGACGCCTTATCTATATCTCCAACATTTTCAATCGCACCCTCGATGCTTTTCTTAATTCTTTCTCCGATCTCAGAGCCTGGATCCCCATATACACTAATAGATAGGTTCTCGGCCAGGTCTTTATCGCCAGTAAGGTCAAATATCCCTTTGAAGAAGTCTCTTGCCGCCTCACTGCGGCTTATCTCATCGGATAACTTCTTTAGCGCCTCCTCAAAACTTTCCTTCATTTCCGATGTATCGAGATCCGTCTTGGCGTCCCATAGGGATTGAATTAATTTTTGGAATTCCCTAAGCGTTTTAGACTTATCGCTAGTCCCCCTGATTTCTTGCGCTAAGAATTGATCAATAGTTCCAGTCGCACCGTATCTATCTTTGGCTTTCTTAAATGCCTCCTCCATAGCCGCAGAATACCACTCAGATAAATCCTTTGCGGCCCTCTGCTGGTCGGTCGGTTTCATACCTAGCGCAAGCCCCCTCTTGATCATAATCCCAGACTCCTGCTCAAGGGCCCTTTCGTCTCCGAGATATTTCTTAAAATCATCATATCCCTTCTTAAAGTCCTGCATAAACTTCATTCGTTCCTTAATCAGTGAGATTAACGGGTCCTGCTCGCTGGATGTTTTCTTTCCCTTGTCCTTTATGAGGTCAACGGCGTCGTAGTCTGTCAGTATCTTGTAATATCCGTCCATCCACACCTTTGCGGTATCAATCATTTCCTTCAGTTGATTCTTTGCGATGTCCGTCGTTGCTGCCGCATAGGACTTTGTATATTGGTCGTACTTTTCCTTGTATTTTTTATACTCCTTCGCGGCATCCTCGAGAATTCCATATAACGATTCGGCGTTTCGAATCTGGTCATTAGAGAAAATTCGAGACGCCTCCGTTGCCCCTTCTACTACGACCGTATAATTTTGAAAAGCCGTCCTCCATGCGTCACCAAGGAATTCTGGCTTTGCGGGGCCATTTGCCATAATGCCTTCGTAAAATTCGTTGGTCTTTATCCTGGCCTCTTCGACCGCCTTAGAGAGATCATTATATGCCTTTACGGTCTCAACGAGTTCACCCCTCATCTCCTGCAACTCGTCCTCCGTATAACCTACCGTTATCGTCGCACCGCCCCTTGATACGGTTTCGTATGTTCCCCGCTCTATGCTTTCGGCCAACTTTTTTCTTTTAATTGCGAGTTTCGCCAATTCATCCTCAGCGTTTTTCTGATCCGTCAGCAACTTTCCATATATCGCTTCTCGCTCCGTCTCTGCCATCTCCCGTATTTTTTCCGTATTCAATTCTATGGCGTCACCGAATTCATTCACACCATTAACTGCAGACGGAAATGTCTTCGCCAACTGTTTTGTTATGTCGTCGAGTTTCTTTTGCTCTTCGATGCTTCTTTCTGCCTTGTTCTTCAGTTCTTCGTATGTCGATGCGAGCCGCTCCGCCTGATAACTGGCATCCCTAGTGCTATCGAATTTTTCTATAGACTTATTGAGCCCATCCACATCTATTTTTGCCTGGTTTGCTTTTGTGGCCATACGAATAAGCGCGCCGACGAGAACGGCGGCACCCGCCGCGGCTGCGGCATATGGGTTAGCCAACATAGCCGCTATCATTCTATACAAGGACTGTGTAAATAGGTTCGTTGCCATCATCTCCTTTGTCTTGACGGCAACATATGCGTTTCCTAAGGTGATTTGCGTTTTTGTCGCCGCCGCCTCACCAAATAATGATGCTATTAACTTACTTCTTCCGACCGTATTTAATGCAAGGGCGGATGTCTGCGCTATCTCTGTCGCTGTCAGAGCGTTTGCCGCGATTCTCGCGTTTGTAATTGCAACCCTGTATGCAGTAATAGCGATAACCGCCGAACCGATCGACTTCCCGACGGACCTCCAGTTCTGCATCATCTTCATAGTATAGTCCATCACATCCTCCATACCCTGATGCACTTTCCCCGTATTTCCAATCTCGTCATACATAATGGACAATGCGTCCTTAAGTTTCATCCATTTACCCTTGAGGGTTTCCGACTGTTTCTCCTGCATTTTGTAGAAGATGCCGCCAGCATCCGTCATATCGTTGAAGATCTCTTCAATCATCTTAAACGGTACGGCCCTTTCGGATATCAACTTAAACACATCTGCCGTTGTCGTTCCTTCTCTTCCTAGTTTCTGGAATTTCTCAGCAAGCAGCTCCACGAGCGGTATTCCTGCCTCTGTAAACTGTCGTAGTTCCTGTCCGCGGAGTACAGATGCGGCACGAACCTGTCCATATGCAAGGATGAGTCGATTCATGTCCACGCCAAGACCTGCCGAAACATCCGCCAGTTTCATTGTGACATCAAAAAGCTTGTCGGTCTCAATGCGGTAAGCAGACAATTGCTTCGTGTATGTAACGAGGTCTTTGATCTCGAACGGAGATTTGATTGCGGCAGCTTTAATTCTCTTAAAGAGGTCCTCTGCCATTTCTGTGTCCTGAATAATACCGCCGAGAGCTACTCTCTGCATCTCAAATTCTGAGGTAACCTCGCGGACATTATGGACAAACCTTGTCGCCGCGTGAAGCGCCGCCAACTGAACCGCGCTTTTAAGGAGCATTCCGAGCCTGCTGCCGGCACGCGCAAGAGACGCATTATATCTATCCACATACATTGAACCAATACGCCAACTTTCCGCCATTTCCATTGCGGCGGTCTTCATAGCCCCCATTGAAGCGGCAGCTTTTGTTCCGCCTACCGATATCTTATTAAGTTCGGACTCGAGCATACCGAGGTTAAGTTTCGCCGCTTTCAATTCCAGATTCGCCTCAGCAATCTTCTTTTTCGCGTTAGAGGCATTAAGCGCGCCACCCCTTGATCCTTTTCTTGCTGCAAGTTCGTATTGGTTCTGTTTTCTCGTAAGTTCGTCGATTTTTGCTGTAAGTTCCGTAACCTTCAGCTTTGCCCTATCGATGTTTGCGGAAAAAATTCTCGACATAACCGCAGACGCATCATTCACGCCATTGATTTTGTGTTCAAGAGCGCCAGCAACCTGCAGCATCATTTTCTCGGAATACTTCAACCCGGAAGTTAGATCAAATCCTCCTGCCGCCGCTCTCTTAGCGATCTGCGTATCAATATCAGCAAGTGCCGTCTTTAATTGTTTGGCGGACAAGGTCGAATCCTCTAGGATTTTCCTTACGGGGGTCATCGTCTTGTCGTCTATATGGAGCTTGATTTGAAGTGCGTTCTTGTCCATATAGTCCTGAAGTGGCTTAATGGCCGTGTTTACACGGGAAGCCGCATCCTTAAATGCGCTCTCAATATCAATAACCACCGGAATCTCAACTGCCATGGTACTATTCCTCCATTTGTTTAAGTATATAATCTTGTATCTCTTCCTCGGTCTTCGGCTCATTCCTGTTTGCCTTCATACCGAACGCGGCCAAAATGCCGTCCACCTCCTCGTCGCTCTTTATTGTGTCCTCCCAGTTTACCTGCTCCTCTGGTTTCTCTGTCTTTTCGTAGTCGTAATCGAAATAACCTTTGTCGAGTAACATCATTGTTACAAAATTGACAGAATCGACATACCAGTACCGGAACCAGGACCAGAAGTTGTAATTGCCGTATATGTGTTTTATCCGCTCATTGTGCTCAGATTGTGCGAACGCGCTTCCTACTTGCTTTCCTCCTTTATCCCCAAAGCGTCCGTCTCCAACATATTGATCACTGTCTCCAGCCGCTCTTGCGCCTGCCTGGCGACTTCGCCAACCGGTCTCATATAAAGCTCGCGTTCCTGCTTTGAGATATCCCAGTTGGCTTTGAAAAAACCCAGGTCCGCGCTGACGACTCCCGCTTCGTTTATCCTAAATGTCGTCTCATTGCCGCGCAACTGAAGGATTCGCCACTTCAGCGCCCACAGCCCAGGGATAAATAAAGCCCAGTTGCCGAGAAGATAATACGCAGCCTTTTTCGAGTGGAGCGAGTACAACTTCTTCGTTATTCTCCGGCCCTCCTTCTCATCCACGCTCTGCTTGCCTTTCGCTTCGAGTACCTGACCCTCAAGTTCTAGCAGCGCTATTTTTTCCTTTACCTTCTGCGCGACCTGCCGCACACGGTATTTGCGCCGACCTACTTTTACGACGCAAGGAGCACCTACGATCGAGTCGTATGCTCCCTTAATGAACTGTTCTGATTTTTCCATAGTGCAAATATAAGAAAAGGGGCGGACATTTCACACCCGCCCCTTCCCATAAATGCGCCAAAATGATTACGCGGACTCGTACTGGAGTGCGCCTTCCAGCAGGATGCCGGTCTTCAGGTAGGCGGTGTCGACCTGCTCGGCCAGCACGACAGCGTGGATACGGTACAGGCCGTCGCTGTATGCGAGGTTCGAGGTGATCTTGGCCTTCGGATAGACCCACGCGCGTTTCTTCTCCTGGTCTGCGACAAGGATAGGAACGGTGAACACGGGAAGATCCACACCGAAACCGACAGCGGCCGGAGACGGGTTGGAGCCGGTAAGCCAGCTCGGGGAACCGATATTGGCGGACGAAATGTCAGCGGCCTTCATGAACTTCTTCATCATATTCGCGCTGGTCGAAGCGATGTCGAAGGAGAAGGACAGCGTACCTGCGGTGACCTTCGCGGTGATCAGGTTGCCCTGCTCATCGAGAATCTGGTCGGTAGAGACGTCTTCGCCCTCCCAGGAGGTCGAGTCCTGCACGATCTGACCGAGAGACTGCGGGCTGGAGAAGTCGGAAAGCTTCGCGCTCGAGTAGTCGGCGACGGCGGCAAAGATGATGAGGTCGCCCTGGCCCACAAACGGGGCGGTAGCGGCATCAATCTTAGAGATGATAGTAGCCATAGTCTAAGTAAGGTTTTATTTGTTGATATTACTTGTCGTAGTCCATCTCAAATTGAGAGTGGTGATCGAGTACCCGGAAGATTGATTCGGTGTAGTGGGAGTTATAAATCGCTCGGCGTCGTATTCAAAGTGGTAGTTATCCGTCAGTTTCTTTTCCAGCAGCGTGTCGAACTGCTTCAAAATGTTCTTTACGCGATTTTTCTTTACAGAGCCGTCGTCGTTCATCTTGCAGTACAGGCTGACCATTAGGTAGCCGTTCGCATATGGCGTGTCCATTCCGACACCGCCGATGTCGCCATTCATATATACGGTGATGAAATCCGCCGGAAGTCCATTCGTCGGTCGTTCCCAGTCGGAGTATACCTTCACAGGTGTCGTACCGACAGAGATCTGACCGCTCAGTGCTTCGGCGAGTTCAACATCCGGATTTAATGACGACGGCTGAATCATAGTTATCTCTTTTTAGCGTCTGCGACGTAGGTTCTTTCATACCAGTAGTTCCCGGCGCGATTGACGAAGAACTCTTCAACATAGTTGGCGAATTGAGCCGAAAGGCTCTGAACAAACCCCTGGTGCCTAGGCATTTCGTTCACCTTATCGGCATATGGCACGCCTACGATGAGTGTGCTCTTAATGCCGGGAACAAAATGCAGCGCCCTCTCTATGTTTCTCGCTTCTCGCATTGCCCAATCGTGACCGATGACGATACTTCCTTTGTACTCCTGCGGCTTTGTGGCAGCTTGTGGCATATACTCAATAGCCACGGTCCGGTGCTTGTCCGAAACGATACCGGCGACACTGTCGTGCAGCTGACCGGTATACCACGGGTGGTCCATATCGCCACCAAAGGAGGAAACCTTACCGGATTTCCTCATCCAGCGCGTTTCTCCCTCCCATTCGGAGTCGATTCTTGAGATGGCGGCGCTGGTTGATTCGCCCATAAGTTCCCTTGCCCACCCGGATAGATGCTTACCAGCATCGCCGAGTGCGTAACTGAAACCCTGCGCGGCTTTCTTCCATGCTATCGTTTTCTTGTACGCCATTCCTTAATCCCCGTGAGCCTGTTTGAGTTCGATTCGTGTACATTCGACGCCAGCGCGCCAATCCATATTGATGTCGCGCACTATTTCAACAATGCCATTTATCTGGCGACCCGCTTCTGTGTCGACCGTTACGGCGTCGTTGATTGTAATGTCGGAGTGATTGCCCGGTATAAAGAGCGTAGGAGAGCGCGTAATGATAGAGCGGGAATACCCCGTTCCGCCCTCCTCGTACAGGCACTCGCCCTCATAAATCAGCGTCGGGTTGACGGGGTTATCCCATTCGTCCCTCGTGCCGTTGTCGCGGGTGATCCTGCAGTTGTCTCTATATCGGATAAGCTCCATTATCGCCTCAAATAGGTTGCGTCGTACATTTCGTTTCCAGTATCGTCGTCCGGTATATCGAATCCCCATTTCCGGCGAAGGTCATCACCAAGGGTCTTATACCTTGCACGGTCGTCCTTGGTGATGATAAACCCTCCGCGGGAATTGCGGACATCACCGACTTGTTCAGTATATCCGCCGCCGGCAAAAACTCCCAACACCGAATAGTAGACAGTCGAAGACGCATAGTCCAGTCGCATACGAAAATCCTCGTCACCGAGTGAGTTCGCATCAACATCGTCACTGATTTCGAGCGGGTCGAGGTCAACCTCGGTTGGGCTGAGCGCGGCACGCTCAACGACATTGGCCTGCAAATCAAGGCCAGGAACCAAACTACGCAGATAATCTTCGACAGTCATACTCTCTTCGGATTTTTACGAACCAGAAATAGTGATCAGGTAGAACATCTCCTGCGGACGGTTAGGCACGCAGAGAGCGGTCAGTTCGGACCACCAGTCCTGGGTCTTGGATTTGGCGTCGTATTCGTACTGGATGAGGCCTTTGCCACCGAAGAAGGTGGCATACATAGCGCTGCTGTCCGGGACGAGCGGAAGGACGCTCTTGATCGTACCAAGCGGGCCGGCCGGGTAGAACACATAGGTGTTCGCGTTGAAGGTACGCATCGAGGTGCGAACCAACTTAGCATCCGGGCCCTTGCCCTGCAGTTTCTCGACTGCTGCGAGACCCTGGCGGAACTTGATGTTGGCGATAGGAATGCCGATGATCTTGGCAAACAGCACCTTGATCTCATCGTCGGTGGCGAGCTTGCCAACGGCGAGAGCCTTACTGTCAGCGCTGTCGACCATATAGAGTTCAGGACGGAGCGCGTAGCCCATTGCGGTGCGCCACTTGCTGTGGTCCATATCCTCGAGCCAGGACTGCTCGTCGACCTCGAGAGCGATGTTGGTATAGCCCTTGCGTTTCATAGCGCGGACGATATCCTTCACGTCCTTCACAGGGTCGGAGGTGTTGCCTTCGTGAGCGGTGTCCTTGTTGTCCGGGTCGGTAAACCAGCGGGCGGTGCTCGTCTTCGTGGTCACGTTTGCGTCGGGGACCATAGCGTAGAAGCGCAGGCCCTGGATACCACGAGGGTTGTTGTCGGCCGTCAGATAGAGCTGGCGGTTGGAGACCATCTGGTCACGCTGGTAGGTCATAGACAGTTCGTGGGCGTTCTTGATATCACTCAGACCGTTGAACAGGAGGTTCAGGGCGTAGTTCTTTGCCGTAGTGTTCTGGAAGTCCAGTTTGCTGACAGCGTCGAGATACTTGCGATAGTCGTCTTCATCCCACAGGAAGCGGGCTTTCTGACGAGGCACAACGCCACGGGCGCTCTCGAAGCCTTCCGTACCGAACGGAATGGCCTCGGAGTCTTTGTCGGTGTACGTTGCCATAACCTTCAGACGGTTGCTGACGATCAGCTGCTCGTAATCGAAGGTAAGGCTGGAGACGGGGTCCCAGGAGAAACCGTCAAGGTTCAGATCCTGAAGGTTGCCGAATCCGATGACATCACGGACATAGAGGCTGAAGCTCTTGGAAGAAAGGATGCCGGCTTCCTCCATCAAGGTGTAAAAACCGTTGCTATATTTATTCATAGTTCTTTCCTCCTAGATTAAAGTTCATACTGGAAGTCGATGTTCGACAGGGCGTCCTTGTAGAAGTCCGGCATCGCGGGGATGCGGTCTGCGAGGATGGCGCCTTCGGTAACGACGGCGATGGTGCCGAGGGTGGCATTGTCGGAATCCACGACAACCTGGCGCCAGGACAGACCGTTCGGAAGAACGGCGGCCTTGTTGCTACCAGAAGCGCTGGCGATGACGAGAAGATCACCGTCGGCAAGAGTGCCGAGGGTTCCAGCGCTGATGGTGAACTGATATTTACCAGCGTCGGCGCCAGTAAGCGGGGTGGCAGCACCGAGGGTCGCAGCCTTGGCGACAACACCGGCGGAAGTCATCTTGCCGACGATCATATCCTCTGCAGGAATGACGTTGGTCTGCGGCTTCAGCACGAGCGTGGTGCCTTCGGAAGTGACGGCGCCAACCACGGTAAAGGTCGGGAGGATGGTAACGGTGCCACCCATCTTGTCGAGGCGGACAGGCATACCGATCGGGTAGATGTCACCCTTCTTGGCGCCAGAAATGTCGAACGTACCGCCAGCGATCTTGCGCTTGTTGACCTCAATCCATACGGGCATCACAGATGCCGGGTACTGCTTGGTCTCAGGCGAGAAAAAAGCGTTTCCGTAGTTGCTCATTTCAAGTTAGGTTTAAAGTGATTACTGTTGATCTTTCGGGAGACGGCCTTCGTCCTGCAGGCGCTTCTTCTCGGAACTCCAGTCGACCGTCCCTTCCTCGTCCTCCTGCGGAGGGTCAGCCTTGAAAGGCTTCGAGGTGTCAACGCCCTTTCTGGAGACGAGCTTGTTGAAGTAGCCCGTGGCCTTTGCAGCCAGTTCGTCGGCGTTCATCTTGTTCCCGGTTGCCTCATTCATCTCGACCGCCCGATCCCACGCATCTTCAGCCTCATCTTTGTATTTCTTGGCGTAGTCGCCACCAAAGAAGGACTCACGAGCGCCAGCCAGCGCGGCTTTCGTAGAATTGAGTTTTTCCAGAGCGGAAATCTTCTCGGTGAGCGGATTGACGGCTTCTGCGATTGCTGCCTTGAGCGTTTCCGCCCAGTCCAGTCTCTGCTCGTTGTCGTCATTTCCGTCATCCTCGTTGTTTTCCGTTTTCTCCGGATGCTTTGCCTTGTAATCCGCAAGGGCGGTTTCAGCGGCCTCTTTTGCGCGTTTGATGCCTGCGATCTCACCCTGGATTGACGTGGCAAGGAGTTTTACAGCGTCACCCTTCACAGCGGTATCGATGTCTTCCTCCTTTTCGACTAACCCCTGAACATAGTCAGCGAGCCGGTCAATGGTTTTGTCACCAAGCCCAAGTCCTTTGTACTCGGCGCTCAGTGCTTCTTTGATTCTCTTTTTCATAAGTTTTGAAAGATTTGCCACAAATATACAAAAATTTCAAATACGCAAGAAAAAGCGGCACAATATTTGAATATTATGCCGCCCTTCCTAATTCTGGATACTCTTGCCGGGTGCCTGGTTGTTTACATCCGCTGGATTATCCTTCGGCTCGTCATCACCGCCGCTGGTATCCACGCCATATTTCGCCTTCGCTGCAGCCGGCGCTTCGGCCTTCATTGTCAATTCTTCTTCCCATTCCTTGGCTATCTGGTCGTAGTCGCCCTTGTGTGCGTTCGGAATGTCCTGCATAGCGGACTTGCGAGACTTGACGCGAGCGTATACCTGATCCAGTTCCATCTTGAGCGCCTCGGATGCATTTTGAGGAATCCATATTTCCTGACCGACGGAGATTCGCAGCTTGCTATATCTAGGGACATCCTCCTCCACTTTTCCGACGAGAGCCTTAAATACGAGCATCATCTGCTTGACGCTCTTGAACACCTCCGGCCAATGGATCTGGGCCCACTGGACCTCGGGCGCATATAAAATTTTCATTGTCGCAGAACTGTCTGACCCCTGTTTTATTACCTCAGGATCGATCTTCACGGACATAGCGCCGTCACGGATATCCTGCTCGAGGCCTTCGACATGGAGTTCCGCGATATTGCTCATATCCGGCGGAGCGAGGAACTTTGCGTCCGCGTGCGCAAGGCTATCTGCGGTTCCTTTTACGCCGATTGCCTTGTTTGCGAGACTTGACGGAGGAAGGCTGGTCGTCTTCTCGGCCTTCATAAACAGGATCGGCATTGCCGTGCCCTTCACATTCTCGCCAACATATGTCTTTGCATCCTCAAGCTTATCGATCGAGGGCTGCACGGGCCCTGTCGGAATATCGTTAAATCGGAAGTAGATGCACTGGCATAAGTTGCCAGCCTGCCCTGCCTTTCTTCTGACGAGCGTGTATCCGTCATCGCTAATAGTCGGAGTCTCCCCTTCCGGAACAAACTGCCGGTAGTCTTCCATTTCCTCATCGAGCAACATCCATGTCTCGATTCTTTCCGGGGTAAAAATATCGACGGCGTCGTGCGTGTTGAATTTATAGCTTCTGGCCAATATCTTCCTGCCGTTAAAGTCGGTCTGCGGAAAGAGAACGCTCCCCTCCTCGTATCCATAGACCTCATATTGCAGCGGGTCGTCGTCATCATCGGTCTGATACCAATACACAGCGCTGTCTCCCGTCCTCATTGCGTACCACATAGCCTCGATGAAGGCGGTTTTCATTCCGGCGGTATCGGCCCAAGACATCATAGTGGTAAACGCCTCTTCGTCTTCAGATTCGGACGCTGTCCAAAATCCGTCCGCGGAGAAGTGAGAGATCTTTTTCGAGATGATTTCCCACTGCTTGCTAATGGGGACTGTCTCAATCTCATCGTATCCGACGATGGCCCATTTCTCTTTCCCGTTTCTATCTTTCTCGCCTGTCGGCCCATAGATTGGGCGGCGGGACATCATCGGTGAGTTTATCTCATGTGCAGCCGAGCATACCTCATTAAGGAAGTCCTGCTGCGTCATCTTCTGTAGTTTTGAACCGCCAGAGCCCGGATGGTCGTCCTTCACGACCCTCATCCAGGGCTTTTTCTTGGCTTCGTTGATGTAGGCACTTACATTCATAGTTAATCGCGATTATTATGTTAAACCCAGACTACAGCTCCGACGCGTCCGCCGGTGTAGCCAGTGAAAAGTTCGTCGTATGCGTCATCCTCAATCTCCGGGGATGGCTTCTTCTTGGGACGGGCGTCGAGGTCCCATATCATTCGCAGGTACATCGTGTCAATGATGTTCGGCGATGCGTGGAACTTCGATCTATATTCGTCCTTGCTTCTATAATAGATGCGCTTGTTCTTCTGCAGCGTACGGAAGACATTGATCTCATCGAAGAGCACATCGGACAGGCGTCGCGTCATTCCGTTCTTTCCGTAGGGAATCCGCATATTAATATCGAGCGTCGTGGAAATCCTGTTCGTCTTGAAAGCAACCTCGAGTTTGCTCATAAGCTGCGACCTCAGATTGAAGTACTGCTCAAAGACGACCTGGTTCCCGTCGACATCGTATTCCTGCATAGCGGTCTTGTTTGCCGTTATCGGCCATCCTTCCGTGTATGCCCTTAGGTAGTTTCCCAGCCCCGTCGCATCAAATGCAAAGTTTCTTTTCGGAATCCCATATTTGGACAGCATCTCTTCGATCCACTCCACGAGCTGCTTCGGATCTCCGCGGAAAAACTCGAGACCTATGATGGTGTGCCCCCTCCACGCCATAAACGGAGCGTCATCAGAGTCGGCGTTACCGCCGGAAACGTCCATTGTGGCGTACATCGTCTCGTCCTCGTCTTGCGGATTCGTCTGCATATCGAGGACCATCTGCTTCGTCACATTGAGGTCCTCGTTGTCGATCGGACCAAAATATGCCTCTGCAAGAACAGACCTCTGCTCTCCGCCGACATTATGCAGGTTTGCAATGGACTGACCGTGAGTCGCAGCCACGAGCTTTCTGTTCCCGGCGGCGGTTCCCGACAGGAGCGTGAAGGATTTTACCATATCCTCCGGGGTCATACCGGCGGCTATGTCATCCTTGTTTAGTTTGATGTTTGCGGCCGCAACAACCTCCTCCTTCGAGTCTCCCCATATGACGGACTGCGGGGTGTTTCCCTGAATATAGAAAAACCGCTGCTTGCCCTCCATCTCCGGCTTTATGTACCAGGTGTTTGGGTCGATATATCCACCGCAAACAAGCCATTCCGTCGTCCAATGCCCGTTCTCCGGGTTGAATGTCAGCAGCATTTGCGGGATAATTCCAGAGGAATCCCTGTTTCGGGAAAAGATGTATGTAAACATCTTGAACTGTCGGATTGCCGTCGCTTCGTCTATGCCTATGAAGGATGCCTGCTGTTTCTTGATGTACTCCACAAAGTCGGCCCATTCGGACGGATTGTCCGCATTGAAGTTCGCGTGGATCATCTGGATGGCGTTATTCCATTTTGGCCACGAGAATGTCGGAAGTTCACCGGTCGTTACATCGCATCCAGAAAATTGGCCCCATACAAGACTGGCGTCACGGAACATAGACGTGCCCTTCGCGGAGTCCAGTTTTCTCACATTTATGAGACGACCGGTATAGTTCGGAATTCCAATACCCTGCAAACCCTTGAGAAATATTCCGAAACTCTTCCCGCTCGTTGCCATACCGCACGCAAAAATAAGGTTCGAGTCACACCGGCAGATCGCCTCCTGCATACCCTCCTGTGGAATTAGGTCAATCCCATCGCGCAATACATAGTCGCCGACCTTGTCCCAGCCCTTTGTTTTTACGGTTGGGAGTTCGCGTTCCACATGCTCGTAGAGCGGCGGAAGCGGCGCGTGGTCTGGTCGGAGTTGGAACATGCACCGCAAATATAATAAATTTTCAAAAAAAGCCCCACAACTTTCGCTGCGGCGCACCACCAAAAGACAGAAACAGTCGAAAAGCTTATATTGGCATATCGTCCTCGATTTTCCACGACCAGCAATTCAGATCGCAGAAAAATCTACCATTCGATTCTCTGACATTTGCGTCAAACTTAAACACTCCCTTGTCTCCGATGCGGATGCGCTCGAAATTTTCGGCATCCTTCATATTTGACAGCAGGATGTCCTTCGGATACTGGCCATCTTCGTATCGCACGACCACATAGGCCTTTTTCCACGAACCCCTGTTAGAAACGCCGGTTGTCGAAGCCGGCTTGTTTACGACCTTTCCAGTAATTTCCATAGCTATGATTTGTTATGCTCTTCCCTATCAATTTCCGTGCCGTAGCAGTTCTCCTCGATAAACTTTCTGTACTCGCAAGATCCGCAGGTTACCGGCAGGTACCTTCTCGGCTGCTCGATGACCTCCTCCTCGGTGTCGAGAAGACCAACCTTATCCATCAACTTGAGGACGGTCTCAGGATCGTCAGCGTTCTCGATGTTGTCGGCGAGACTCATCGCAAACTCCATTGCCTTCGCTTTTGCCCTCGCCTTCCTCTCTTCGATCGTTCCGGTTGGTCTCTCCTTCGGCTTTGAGTCGGATTCGCCCATCGCCTCTTTTACTGCCTCCTTGTAGGCGTCAATATATCCCCTAACATCGGCCATCGCAAAGAACTGCTTTACGGTCTCCTTTACGGCGGGAGAATTTCTATTTACAATATAGTCCGGTCTAACAAACCTCAGGAACGCCTCGTCACGGGGGCATCCGGACAGGATGTGCCAATTTAGGCAGTCCATTTCCTCCGGCTTTAGATCAAATTTCGCGCCCTTCGGACGCATCGGTATAAGCGGTGTCGGCATACTAGGATTTTAGATATTTTTCGATCGTAATTTTGAATGATTCTAAACTACGGCAGATAACATAGCAGTATCCCTGTTTCTCGACGAGCTTCTGCCACTCCTTCTGTGCCGGTTTCTGGGTTCCGCGCTCGTCCTTCATCTCGACGCATAAACCGTGACAGCCGCCACGTGCGACGAGAAACAGGAGGTCTGCGACGCCAGGTACGACTCCGAGGCTCTTCCGGATTGCGCCCTGTATGGCATTGCTATCGGCACGATCGTTCTCGTTTGGGACGTGAAACAGCAGACGGCGGTATTCCGGGTATGCATTCCAGAACCACGCGAAACATTCCGCCTGGATCTTTCCCTCGGGAGATGAGCGTCTTCGCTTCTTCGGCTGCTCGGGCGTCTCCAGAATCATTCCGGGCGCACGTTATCGGCGTGGTTGCTCCACCATTCGGCACGGTCGAAATGCTGCGCGAGAAACTCTTCAAAGCAAATTCTGCATCTGTCGAGATATTCGTTGTATTCTCCGTGCTTAATCTCGGAGATCGCCGCCTTGAGTTCCTTTTTCGTGACGCTCTTGGCGTAGTCAATAGGTCTACCTTTGATTTCCATAGTCTTACTGTTCTGCGGTTTCTGCAAAGGTACGAAAATATTCCACAATAAGTTCTTTTGCCTTGTCTTTATACCATTTTGCCTTGGCGAGGTCCTGGTCTTTCGAATTCCCCTCCTTCAGCCCCGCCCTCCATTCATACTTGAACTGGTTGCACAGGCAAAAGTCGATCACGGCGTGCGTGCCGAATTTCTCGACCATCACATCTATACACTCACGACCTCCCTTGAGGTAGTGCGCCGGATGGTTTACTTGTTCGCTCATAATAAAATTTATGGCGGGTAGGTATCGGGAGGCGTTTCGACCCTTGCCCGCCAACAACTATCTACTATATGTCAGAATGCCTCCATTCTCTCCATTCGTTACCGTCAAAACTGATCCAAGTCTTCCCCTCCGCCGTGATGATCACGGCCTGGGTCACTATCATTCTCGCCTCGCCTTTTTCCAGCAGTTCTATCGCCTTATCCCAGTCCATGTAATTTTATATAATGCCAAGTACGGAGCCCGTACCGCAGTTTAAGCCGTTGGAACCACAAAGATCGTACCGTACTAAACTTCATACCCCATTTCGACTCGCAAAAATCATCCATCATCGCCTCGTTCGGCTCCGACCAGGTCGCAATGAACTCCGGTCGGCATCTCTTCCCGTCCATAGTGACAAATAGGTCTTCGGCCCATGGCTTTGCAAATTCGTAGAACCTCCTGTCTATCGCCTCGTGCGGGACGAGAACCTCATCGGCGTAATTGCAGTCTATGCCATATGTTCCGCCGACCGTGCTTCTATCGTTCTTCTGCTTTTTCATATACGACCCATAGGCACTCATCGCTGCTGACGGCGTCCTTCGTATGCCCTTCCAGTCTTGCGTTATCCTTCCACCTTTGGATGCATCCGGCTATCGATAGGCCATATCTCAATCTGCTCAGCAAATCTGCGAGACCGCCCTTGACCTTCACGATCCTCACGCTATAAACCGTATGCTCCGTTCCGTCGTGCATACGAATAATATTCCCCTTCTTTGCCGTTACCCACTCAGAATTGTACCCATATCCTATCGGAAGGAGTATGTAGTCCATCTGGAAAGATCCGGGTTCAAGGTGATTGACCCTTAGAACCCTCTTCTTGCTCGGTACGCTATCGAATTTTTCCATTTGCTTTCCTCGTCATCTGCCACATTGCGTATTCGAAATTGTCGAAGTTTGTCTTCGCGAAGTCGCCCATCTCCTCCATCGGAAACTGCCTCATCTCATATATGAACTCCTGTATCAATGAGATAAAATCATCTATCCGCATATTCTTCATAGTGGTCGGGACCCTGTTCGTCCACCGCTGCTTCGGCTTCGATTTAAACATAACCATCCCGAGTTCGTTGGGATATTCCAGCCACTCCTTGACGCCCTGCAGGTAAAACCGCATCGTCATCGGAATGATGAGGTATTCGAACCCGACGACCTTCCTAATCCCATCGATATAGTCGAACCCGAGTTTCGACATGCTGTTCTCCCTGCACCATCTGAGCAGAAAGAACCGCCACCGCTTCCAGTCACACTCCTCGTCTGGGAACTCGACAAGACCATAGCGACCCGTCTTGTGCATCGCCTCAACCCAGTCCTGCACGGCGAGGTCATCGCCGACGCTGCACGCGTCGACGACACCTCGCTTATAGCAGAAGTCGAGAAGCCGGATGATTTCCGGGGCTGATTTCCTTGTAATATGACTCGTCATTGTACCTTTAGCGTTCCGTCCGCGTCAACAAACCACTTCCCGCTCTTGAATTCGGACGGATTCATCGGAGCGTCAATCATCGCGTCGATCAAATGCACACGATCCTTCATTTCTTCGATGCTGATACCATAATCCTCGCGCTTGAACTTGAAGACAAGACCGCGCCACGGTGCGAGCGGGCTGTCTGTGTCCGCCATAATGTCGTCATCCTGGTAAATGTACTTGACGAGCCATATCTCTTCCACGCTCCCGTTTGAAATGAACTGCCCAAGCAGTTGATCCCCGTGATCCTTCCATACGGCGAGCTTTTTCTCCTCATATGGGGTATACTCGTCTCCGAAAAACTCGATCGATGTCGCGCCGACTAGGGTCTTGCATTCGATAACAATCTTCTCGTCCGGCGTATACGCGTCCGGGGATGCTCCCAACGGGCAGTCGGGAGCAATCCAGAACGGTATCTCTGGCAGTTCCTTCGAATAGATGATCTCGTCAAGTCCGAGATTTTTGCGGCACCACTCGATTACCATCGGCTCCTGCTCGTTGCCGATCTCCATCGCCCTCGCAGAAACGGGATGCGAAAATTTATGCTTACGCTCCCATCGCTTCGAACGGATATACGACAGGTTCCCGTCAATGATCCTTCCGCTCGCACTTGTTATCTGTCCGAGCTCGCTTGCGGTGATCATACCGATACGCCGCTTCAGCCATTTCTCTTCTTTATTCATAATATAAAGCTGCTTTCGTTTACCAATACATACTTTCCGCTATCGATCCTGGCGTACCAGTCGCCATTTCCGAGATCCTCAGCGAGCATCCCTTCAATAGGGCGGCTGACGCCGTTCCATTTCACTGAATCACCCACCTTCATATCCTATTCCGGCAGGTCGTCACTGGGTTTCACGGACAATGCGTCGACGATGGCATCCTTCACTGTGTCGGACTCAAAATCGTAGATGTCCGCGACCTTCGCGAAATCATACCCCTTCTTCTTCGCCCAGTCGACGATCTTATCGATCTGGCTCTCGCTGATGACCTTCTTCTGTGCGGTCTGTGCTTGCGAATAGCCGTGATCGGACATCCATTTTGCCATTTCCTGCTCCGATGCGGGACCGATGCGGCTTATTCTGAGCCCATAGGTTGTACCTCCATTTTGAACATCTCTCGCCTCCTCCTTCGTGAGACGGACGGCGATGTTCTTCAGCAGGTTGATGCGACCTTCGCACGGCGTTCCGTCCTCGACAGGATCGTTCCAATGCTGCTTCGCAATCCTCGTCTTGTTCGTGCTGTTGAGGACCATCTCCTTGTTGCACCACGGGTTTTCCGCAAACTTTGCCGTGAAGATTTCTGTCTCCTTACGGCCGTTGATGGTAATGTTCTCGTGGAAAGTGATCTTCTCGATCACGATTCTGGGAATATCCTGCCCTCCCGGCAGCATATCCACTGCGGCGAAGTCTGACTTCGATCCGCGCTTGTAATAGATTCCTTCTTCCATTGTGATTTGTATTAGTCTGAGCCGCATTGCTGCGGGTCGGTCGTTTTTCTATTTAAATCTCAAATTTTATGCCGAAATACTCCTCCATATACTCTTTTGGATTAATTCTCTGGTTATCGAATAACTGCCCGCCTCCGCAAAGCGAATCATAATGTTCCATATCGCGACAGAACAATTTCATAAATACGGCGTGGTATTCGTCTGGAAATGTTTTTGTTGTCTTGCTGCAAGGATGCGACCTAAACCACCTGCCGAAAGCCCTAACACGAGCCTTAAATATCTGAGGAAACTCCCTAAAATCAGCCAAACCATTATCGCTTCGCAACGGACAGCCAATACACCCAACGCGACGTTTAACGCAGAAATTTTCATCCTTATCATAGTAATGCGGATGACACTTTAGGTTGTGCTCCTTGATAAACCTCTCCACATCATCATCCGTCCAATAAAGTATAGGAAAATACTGCCTTGATTTTTCTTTTTTGCTATAAACGCGACATTGCTCCGGCTCCTTATATCGCTTGGCTCGACCTGTGCTTTCGCATCGGCGAATGCCCAAAATCGCCCTATCTAAGATCTTGTATTCCTTCAGAAACATACAGCAGAACCGATGCCATCTCGACGGCCATCCGGCATACTCGATCAATTGCAGCATATTTTTCTCCGGTTGACGTATCTCGGCGCCCATCTCCCTTGCGTGTTTAATGCTGCCAGGTCGGTCGCAGGTTGTGTTCTTATAAATTGGACGAACTGGCACCTTTGCCATCTTTGCCAACTCCAAGATTACATCGGAGTCCTTGCCGGTAGAATAGCACAACTCTATGGGTCCATCCTGTGGAATGGACTGTAGTAACTTGATTGCGAATCCGACCTTCTCCTCGTATGTCATTCTATTTAAATCTCAGCCGATTCGAGAACCCGTGTTCTTTAAGGTACTGCCCGCGAGGCTCCGTCAAAAACTCCCCGACGCCGTTATACACCTTCAAAAGTTGGTCGATATACTCCGACAGTTCCGGGTTGGCGGCAAACAGCCTCGTAACGATCATATCGTGAAGGTCGATCATCCCGGCCCGCTTCGCGCAGACCGCATCGAAAGCACGGTCCTGAATAATTTCTAAATTCTCTCTCATGCCTCGCTACGCTGCGAAAATTGTGCCAGTTTATTCCTCATCTTATATACCTCATCCCACAGAACTCCCGCGTTGCTGTTCGGCAGGTCGTGCTCTAGGGCAAACCTGTCGCCCTTGATCACAAGTATAAGTAAGTCTCCGACAAATCTCTCATATTCATCGATTGTCCTCTGCAGTTCGCATATCTTGCTCGCCATCACGGACCTCTCCATCTTTTTCACGACTCTGTTTTTCATATTCGGCAATTTTTTGGGACATTTCCGCATTTTCCTTGATCAGCGACGCCACGGCGTTCCAGGTCGGCTCGAAAAAATTCGATCCGCGGTGCCCGCCGATGAACTGTCGGTTCAGATCGCGGCTGATGGCGAGCAAAAGGACATCGCCAAGGAACCGCTCGTGCTCATCAATATTCTTCTGGAGGCCGGTTATGCTCTCAACCCAGTTACTTTCGCTTCCGTTCAACATATTCCTGTACCTGTTTTTCGCTCTCGAGAGCAATCTTTTCCTCCATTTCGTCCTCGACTACCTTCGCCTTCTTCTCCAGCCGCTGGGAATACTTCTTCACGGCCTTCTGAATGTCGTTGACGAAGCCCTGGTCGGTCGTAAGCAGCATTCCGATCTCGTACATCGTCTGGCAGAAGCCCTCGATGTTCGCGTCGTCCTTACCAGCGAGCAAATATCCATAAGGATACTCCGCAGCCATCCATTTTGCGCTCCAATTGCCGCTTTTCGTCCGCACTTCGAGCCAGAACCTGCGGAATTTCCACTGAAATGCCGCACTTTCACCTTTTCTGACGATGGGGTTCCTCATCGTGAACCACCACCATTTTCTCAGTTTTCCTTTCATATATACTGCAAATTTAAGAAATTCTTACAACATGAACACCGTCATCGTCCGCTCTCGTCAGCAGCTGAGCGCCAAACTCATTCCTGAGCCGGTATGCGGCCGTCCTGCAGGCGTTATAATACTCATATTCGAAGACGATCTCGTCGCCGACGCACATTGCGCGCATCTTCTGTATAACCTTTCCGTGACGGCGGTACTTCTCCGTCCGCCGGTCCTCGCAGTGCGTCAAAATACAATACTTGCAGTGCCTTTTCTCGGCAGGCACATCCCAAATGCAGTTCATTTCCTATTGTTCTTTAATCTGTATTCAATCATATCTCCAATGTCGGCGTGGTCCGGTATTTCCCCTATCGGAAGCCCCCATTTCTCCCACCACGGCCATACCTCTCCCTTCTCTTCCCATTCCATCCTGGCGTCCATGTCAGGGCAAAGAAGCATATCCGGGCTCACTTCCCGAAGATTTCCTTTGCCGCCAGTGGCAAGGAATCGCCTACCATAGTAGAGATACGCGAGGAGTGCCGATTTTTCTGATTCCACCACGAAATTCTTTCGTCCGTCTTCCGGTACGCAAGCCCCGAAGTAACTTCGTCCATTATAGCCATCGGCCACGCGGTACTGGCGTCCGGGGAAGAAAGACTTATCACGGTGGCCGTCTTCCTTGTATGCAATTCTTTTGTCATATAGCACATTTCCGTTTTGATCCACATACCAATATACCGCGTTCCAGTGCGAATCGGTCGTAACATTGTACAAGTCCCACGCCTCCCTCACCTTCTCCTCCGGGAACATACCGCACATCCACCGGAACAGCGGGCAGTTCTCCAGCGGATACCGCTTCGCCCCTTCGAGCGCCGCCTTCTCCACATACAGAGTCCTCTTCTCCAGCGCGTGGCGCATCCCGCGGTCCCAGACGATGGACTGGCTCTCGCCCTTGATCATCCTCACCGCCTCCTTCCAGTCCGCGGCGCCCCCGAATTCGACGAGCCACTGCTGCAGCGAGATCCCGCGGCCTCCCTCCTCATATACGAACACATTCCCGCGCGATATGAACACCTTCAGCTTGTCCTTCCTGTATGGATGCCGCTCGCCGTTCAGATAGTACGGGCCGCACATACCGTACATCCCGTTCTGCTCCAGCTGCATACCCATTAGCCTGCCGGCGTTCTGCAGCGCCGTCAGCGGATCATACTGGCCCCGTCTAAGTTCTTCCTTTCCCATATCAGAATGGCAATTTAGGCAAGTCCATCTCGAGGTCGCCGTCGCTCAACTCCTCCCTATCCACAGGCTCCTCGTCATATGCTATGCAGTACCAGGTACCGCTGCTCGTACGCTTCTTCGGGAAGCCGAGGTCGTCGAACACCTTGCCGACGCCCTTCGCGGTCTTCGCAGCCTCGCCATAGTCCTTGCAGTACTGCTGATAGATGTTCATCCATTCCTTCAGAGCCTTCCAGTCGCCCTGGCGGTACCCCGGCTTCAGCCCGAACTCCCTTATCCATCGGCGCGCACTATTGCTGTCCGCCTTCATCTCGTCCTTCATATCGAGGACGGACTGCGACATCACGATCTTGCAGTCGTTCTTCATCAGCGTCCTGCGGCCGTCGAGCATCCAGTTGAAAATCGCGCTCCTCACACTATCCTCCTGCAGCTTCGCCTCCAACTGCGTGTCCTTGTCCTTCTCGGCGACCCTGTTCGGGCAGTTGATGATCAGGAACCTCCGGTAGTACCCGTCCGAGTCATCCGTAGTGTTCGGAATGCGGTTCGCGCAGCAAAGCATGATCGGCACCTTCGTCACGCGCGTCATAATCCTCGAGTACGGGCTCCGGCCGATGAACTCCGCGCCGCTGACGAACTGCTTGAACTTGCCGTTCGAGAACGCCGCGTCCGTCACATCGTCGCAGTAGTTCATGATCTTCCCCTGCACCTCCGCGAGCCGGTAGTCCGACTGGCTTCCGCCCTCGAATAGCTGGTCCGGAGAGAATGTCGTAACGCAGTATGTCACCCGCTGACCATTCTCGTCCTCGTTCTTGAAGATATTCGCTATAGCCTTGCAAATGATACTCTTACCGTTCTGACCCTCGCCGACGACGAAGCAGATATATTCGAACTTGTGCTTCGAGCGGTCGATCAGGAAAGCGCCGCAGAACTGCTGGATCGCGCTCCGCATACCCTCGTCGGGGACGGTCTGCGCAAGCACCTTGTCCCACAATGCGCTCCTCGCAGACGGGTCGTAGTCGAAATTCAGCACCACATCGGTGCAGTATTTATAGTCGTGCTTATGGATCAGCCCCGTCTCCATATCGAGGACGCAGTTGCGGAACGCCACATACCGGCGGTTCGGGACGAACTGGCACCGCGGCTCCGACATCAGCGACTCCATAAGGAACTTCCTGATCCGCTCCGCCGACTCCATCCTGTATACCAACCCCACATTGCACTTCGCCATCACGCCCCTTATCACGCCAAGCATACCCGCCTCTCCGATGATCTCGAAAAACTGCCCGTTGAACGCATAGATCGCACCGATCTCATCCGCCTTGAAAAACCCATTCCCCTTGTCGCCGTCCACGCCGCACATATACCTCCGGAACGTCTCGGCCATAAACGCCTCGTTGTACTTGCTGACCCTACTGTCCCGCTCCCCGAGATCCTGGATGGACGGGCCGACAGTGTCCACGAGATAATCGATGATGAATGAATTGTTCAAAACTTGCGGTTTTAATAAAACCCCCACCACACAGACTCCGACGCCCGAGGACGACGGA